CAACAAAACAGTAAACAGTACTGATGTGAAGATACCAAAGATAGAAGAACTCGTTGATGTAATTTACAACCGTCTTCTTACTATGACAGAAGAGCCTAAGTATACCATAGAGGATATTAAGAAGCTTATTGTTGTTATATGTAGAACCACTGCATATAAACTCGATGTAGTAAGAAATGTAGAGGATCTTGCCTATGTATATAGATTGGTTAATACAATCTACTTATATAAGTATATAGATTCTCCCGTAAATTCCGATGAGGAAAGCTTATTATTTGGTAATATCGCAAAGGTGCTTGATTGTATTATTACAAAATAATAAGGAGGTAATTTATAATGAGTGGTCCTTATATCAATAGAGGAAATTATGTTTATGGCGTTAACGAGTATTTCCAGCCTTGTTTGCCTAAGTATAATTCTACTTTACATCATAAGAAACACGGATTACGAGAGATTCCTAATGATGGGATCAGAGATGATGGTGTGCCATACACCAGTTATTATGCTGAACCTGACTATTGTGCTACTTGTAATAGATGTAACAGAATAATCAGAGATTCATTAATGACTAATATTATTAATATAGAATCTTCTGTGACTAAAATACTTACACTTAAGCTCTATGGATTAACCGAAGATCTCGATAAGGTTATAAATCTTAGAGAAGGAAATAAATACTGCGTATCTTATATCACTGAGGATGGTATTAAGACTGTCACTGGTAAATTTAGAGGTTTCTCTCCTAACTTACCTGATGAATGTGTAAGGTATATCGGAAACTTTAATGCGTCACTCTCTGCAGCATATATCTGCTTAGATTGTTCTACTGATGGAGAGTCTGATAAACGTCTTATCTATATTGCTTCTATAAGATTTATAGAAGAGATCTTGGATGAGAATACTGATCCATATCCTGAGATGACTCAGGAAGAGAAGATGAGAGCACTTACAAGTGCTATTTCTTCTACTCTTACTAATATTAATGCTTATATCGAGGAGCAGAGAGCTAAAGAAGAAGAGGAATCTCCTGATGATATTGAGGATGAGACCGATGGTACTACTGACGGTACTACTCCTGCATTACTTGATAACGTTCCTCCGCCTCCTCCGAAGCCTTGGAATGGTGCACCTCCATTCCCCAATCCATTTATACCGTATGGATTCTATCCATACAATGGTGGACCACTCATTGTGGAGACAAGATATGTTGTTCCTCCCTTCCCGCCTTATAAGCCTCCCGTGCCGGAAGATACAACTGATGAGGATATTAAGGATAGTATCACTTCTGATACTGTTATAGAAGCTCTTACAGCTGTACAGGCTATGATCAATAGCTATATAGCAGAGTATGAGCGTGATCAGGAAGCAAAGAATGGCTGTCCTCCATGCTGTCCTTGGAAGGATAAGAATAAGGATACAGATCCCTCTGGAGATAATACGGATCCTGTTACACCGGCAACAGAAGATGATACTACAGATCAGTCAACAGATCAGTCTACAGATAGTACTGTTACTGAAGAGACGGCTACTGTATATCCCGTAGAAGACCCAGAGAATATCTAACACTAATAGTAATAGAAGTTAATTAAGGTTATCTAATAAGGAATTTCATTGGAAGTGATCGGTATGCAGAAATGCATACCGGTCTACTTTTTGATCAAACTTTATTATAATATTACAAAGGAGTGATAAATATGGCTTTTTTCAGGCAAGACAAAGAGAAGGTTATATTTATCGGAGATGGTGAATTAATCTATTATATCCCAGAGAAATACTTTGATAACTCTGTAGCTTACAATATAGGAGAAGTTATAGAGACTATTGGCGTATTCTCTTATGGTTTATTCGATGGAAAGGGTAAGAGAGTCAAAATAGATAGATTCAAATGCCCTACAGTATTCCAGTGTAAGCCCTCTTCGATAACTAAAGAACCAGACTTACAGCTCATAGGCTCTAAAGAATCTAAAGCATATCGTCTGTTACATTTTAAGAAGGGTGATGAGCTCATATGTAACACCCATGTCCCTAAGGATATTACTAACGTCGAGAAGTTTATGAATCTTTTAGTAAGAGCTAATCTTCCTGAGACTATTCCTTATGATGAGATCCATGAATATATACTTGCTAATGCAGAATTGAATGGATTTAATTATAAGGTTTCAGGACAAATTATAGGAATACTTGTAAGTGAGTTATATAGAGATCCATCTGATCTCTCTAAGCCTTTTAGACTTAGCAATTCAACAGATATGCTTGACTATAAAGCTATTCCTATACTGAAAGTTCCAAAGTATACTAGTCCTTATACAGCTATCACATCAGAGAATGCTGATGAGGCTATAGCTGCAGCTATGACCACTAAGGGTAAAACAGATTCGCCCTTAGAAAAGGTGATGATGGGCTAGAAACATATGAGTAAAGCTTTTAAGGAGCTTTAAATTATTTATAAATAATTTAAAAAATATTAATTAAGGAGGTAATAATCTATGAATAAAGGTTATCCTAGGTCAAGGTTCGAGATTGTCGACCAGACAGCAGTCCAGGAAATACCTCAGAACGCGGTAGGCAATACAGTTCCTCTTGCTATGGCGACATATACTTCAGATAAAGGTCCAGAAGAATGGCGTCTGATATATGATCTGAATCAGTTCACTAAAGAGACTGGTGCTATAAGCTGGACCAAGCATGGACAGCCTCAGCTTACTATCGCTGAAGAGTTACGTGCTGGTGCTGCAGTATTCTGTAAGCGTCTTGTATCAGATGACGCAAAGCTTGCAAACGTTACACTGAGAGCTAAAGTTGTTAAGGCTAACAGTGTATGCTATGTATATTACTATACCACTAGCAATAATGCTGTTACAAAGTTCTCTGAAGCTGTTACAGCTATAGAGAGCGGATTTAACCCTGCACAGGTAGATTATACAGCAGCTACAATTGATGTACCGCTGCTTACAGTTGCACCTAAAGGTAGAGGTGTTTCTGCTCTGTCATTCTCTATAGTTCCTAACTATGTAAATGCTAAGAGCAGTAGCTATCTGAGATACTCTTTCGATGTCTATGAGTATCAGGAGAGAATTGAGTCTATCTCATTCACTATGAATCCTGATATCACTATTGATGGTACTTCTCAGGCTCTCAATCCTAAGGTTAAGGCTCTGTCTACTCAGATCCAGTGCCAGCTCTATGAGAATGGTGTTTATGCTCTGGTTAAGTATCTTGCTTCCACAGCTACAGTGCCTCCTCCGGATGGAAGCCAAGGCAATATGCCTGTAGGCGTATCTGAGCTTATCAATCTTGATTTCATCAATGGTAAAGATCGTCGTGGTGTTGCTTCTATCGGTGGTGTTGTAACTAAGGCTGCTTCTACTGCATCTAGTGATCCTTGGACTACCAATAAGCCTGAAGCTATTGCTACTTCTATTGTTAGTGTAAGCAATGCTAGTGCTGTATCTCTGGTTAATGGTACTAACGGCGCTATGGGTGTTAGCCCTATCACTAATACAACTGAGTATACTGTTATGCTTAAGGCTGCTTTCGGTGCTGATGATAGAGCAAACTCTGTAGGCACTGCTTCTACATCTCCTAACTACGATTCTGTTATCTATGACCTCGACAGAAACAAGATAGACTTTATCTGCGACTGCGCATATCCTACAGCAGTTAAGAATGCTATCATGAATGTGGTTGACTTCAGAGAGGACATGGTATTCGTAGCTGACCTTGGCATTGATGTAAATACTATCTCTACTGCTATTGATAGAGTGCGTAATATACAGACTAGCAGATTTACATCTGTATATGGCAATACAGCAAATGTATATGATCCTTACACTGGTAAGGAAATCAAGGTTACTATGCCTTATCTGATTGCTCCTCTGCTCGTTCAGCACATCGCTAACGGCGTTGGACGTCCTTTCGCAGGTATCAGACATGGTATAACATTCCCTGAGATTATTCCTGGTACACTTAACTTCATTCCTGTTGAGGTTCCTGGTTATGATCAGAGGCAGGAGCTGGTTGATAACAATATCAACTATGTTTCTCTGTATGATGGTGTTCCTGTAATGGAGACCACTTTTGTAAACACTGATACATATTCACAGCTGAACTATCTGCAGAATATAATGCTGGTACAGGCTATGATCAAGGAGATCAGAGATTACTGTCCTCGTGTTCGTTATTCGTTCCTGGATGGTTCGGATCTTCAGAAGTATCTTGATGATGCTAACTACATCATCAATAAGTACAACTCTTACTTCGAAGAGGTAGAGATGCAGTACATGGCTGATGAAGTATACGAGGAAAATAATATATTCTATGCAACTATCAAAGTTCGCTTCCACAACTTTGTTCAGGAAGAGTACTTCAAGGTAATTGCAGTTTCATAAGAAAGGAGGAATGAGTTATGGCTTTAAATACTTATACGTATAATACGGAGAACAATGCTTCTATAAATACAGTTTATAGCGGTGCATCTCCTTACAGAAATACTCTGACTGGTTCTAATAAGTCTAAGGGCGATAATCAGAGAACAGTAACTCAGCTGTTCGCTAATACTCATGACTTCAAGGATGTTTCAAAGTATAATCTCATGCGCGGTGTTCCTGACTTTGGTTCACTTGTACAGTTCAATCCTTATGAGACTGGCTATGCTGCATTCGTTATATGCGAAATGCCTAAGTTTATGCAGGCTCTTGCTGAGCAGGATGCTGGCTATCAGAAGCTTGTAAATAACTTTGCTCATATTCTTGAATATGAGTTCAAGTCCTTCGATGGTCTTCAGGACATTAATGCTGATACTATCACCCTCGGTGATGATCTCAACAGCATCAATGTAATCAATAAGGTTAATATGCAGAGCGCATCTGAATTCTCTCTGACCTATGATGAGAAGTCTGGCTCTCCTATAACCAAGTTCTGTAAGCTGTATCTCACAGGTATTAAAGATCCTAGAACACAGGTTAAGACTTACCATGGTCTTATTCACAATGGTCTTATGGAGCCTGGCTTTGAGAATGAGGTATTCACATTCCTCTACATCAATACCGATAATACCATGAGAGAGATCGAAGCTGCTTATCTCCTGATAGGTTGCCAGATCAATAGTGCAGATACAGATATGTATAACTACACTAAGGGTTCTATCGATAAGAGAGAAGTAACAGTTAAGTTCTCTGGTTATCCCATCTCGTCACCTATGGTAGACAGAGCTGCTCAGGATATCCTGACTTATCTGATCTCTGCTGAGGCTGGTGCTCGTCAGATCATCTTCAACAGCAATGACTTCAACTATACTGGTATTGAGTCCATTACTGATACTCTTGAGAGTTATGGTAATGCTGACCCCAACAAGTATCAGTCTCTTAAGGGTACTGGTACAGCTAAGTATACTACCGATAGCTACTATAATACCTAACCAGTAATCTGCATTGGTAATACTCCTAAATTGTAGTGCAAGATATACCCCTGTAGGAGCAATCCTACAGGGGATGTCTTTTGCTTTATTCTTCAGGTTCAGTTTCTGCGTTAGCAATTACATCTTTAGTAATCTTATGACGAGCTTTATTGATAAGCTCATTGATCACATCCATATTAATATATGTACCTAAGTGGTAGAGTTTGAGTTGCTTAGCAAACTCCTGTTTAACAGCCTCATCTGGTTCATTAGCCATTACTATCTCAACTATATTATTGCAATAATCATTAGTATTGATAATAAGCTGGTTAGTATTGGTTACGTTAATGAATAACGGAGGAGGTAAAGTAAGCTTGATTCTATCATTACTATTAAACTCTATATCATAGAGCTTAGTAAAGAATCTAGATAACAGTGTCTGGAAGTCAGACTGTCTAGAGTATACGAATCTTAAGAATTTACTGTTACTCATAGTTAACTGCATTGCATAGTCAGGAGACTGTCTGCTATTGATTATTTCTATGGGTACGCCAGTAACGTTTATAGCAGATTCTTCAAGAAGATTAAGAAGTTCTGTTTTAATCTCTATATTCTGACCCTGCATTACTTCGAACTCTACTGGAGACTGGCCATCCTGTCCTCTAGGGATAATATAGTCATTGAATCTACCAGTGATATTAAGTACAGAGTTGATATTCTCTATCTGTCTAATACCAAAGTTAGACTTCTTTATCTCGTTGATAGTCTTAAGCAGAGTCTTAGAAATGTTCTGCTCAACGGATTGTCTTACATAGTAGACTCTTTTGTCGTTACCCCTTGTCATAATCGCTAGACAGTTAGTTATGTAGATCGCAACCCACAGTTTAGCTGGGATGAGAGACAGTTGTAAATCCGATACACCTCTTTTAGTATCTTCATCAAGCTTGAAATAGAAATGCTGAATATCCTCGGGAGGAATATATGTAACTCTTATATTACTTCCAGAAGATTCAAGAGCATTGGCAAACTGATCATTATACTTGAGTATATAGTATATCTCCTTTTTAAGATCTTGGTTATTATCGATAAACTTAGTATCGATCTTCTCTGCTAATCCTGAAGCTACATTTCTAAGAAGTTCTTCTCTTCTCTGCATAGCATCGAAAGCTTCTGCTCTACCATTAGATCTTAAACCAGTGATGGTATTAACCATACCCGTTGTAGGGAGCTTCTCATCAAAGAGATCCATACCTTGATCGAATTCAAAGTAATAGTAACCCAGGGAGATATCATTTATTATTATAGGAGTAATTCTTTCTCTCTTAAGCTTCTTTACTATACAGCCATTCATAGACTTTATATTCCCAGGGGTTAACCCAGAAACAAGTCCTTCAGGTGTATTATCATCCTCATCATCAGGTAACTCAAGCTGGTCATCTAAGGTTATATCAAAGTTATGATGTGTAGGTAATGTCTCACCTTGGACTAAGTCCTGATCAAAGATATTATTATATGCATAAGCAGCTCCCTGAGTAGATATAGATACTATACCCTCATTGATAGCTTGACC